TTTTCTTACCTGCCGCCTGCAATTTTTTCTTCCGTCAAGCTCATCTTTGGGCTTGACTTTTTATTTGCAGGCTTTCTTGAAATGATTGTGTTGTTGGGGTTATTCCAGCTTTGCGTCAGGGTTTTTGGCCATGTACTCGGTCAGCTCGGAGTAGGACATCTCAGACAGCTTTTTGGTGCTGCCGGGCTTGCCCCCGTCTCCGTTCTCGCCGGGTTTCCAGCCGCTATACTTGGGCGCATCTCCAAACATAAAATCAGTAGCAGCGTCCTTTTTCATCGCCTCGACCTTGGCCCCCAAGGTGATGGTTTCGCCGTTCTCCTTAGAGGTGACCTTGCCATCCACCACCTTGGCATCCTTGAGGAAGTCCGCCAGCATCGCACGGACGGCGATGTTGTTCTTGGACCCAGCAGCGGTGAGCTCCGCATCCACCGCAGCAGTCAGCTTGACCGTGGCCAGTTCCTTATCATAGGCGGCTTTCTGGTCCTTGTTCTGCTGGGTGAGCGTGTCGATCTGCTTTTGCAGTTCGGCATTGTCACCGGCGGACTTTTTCAGCTCGGAGAGCTGAGTGTCACGGGTCTTGATACCCTCACGGAGCTGCTTGACCTCGGTTTCCAGCTCTGTGACCTTGGCAGTCTTTGTGTTGAAGTCGGTGCGGGCCACAAAGCCCTTGCCGATCTCCTGAGAAACTGCCGTGTCAATTTCGGGGGTGTACGCATCCCCCAATACGGTTTTCAGCCATTCCAACATGATTGTTACCTCCTTGCATGTCTGCTGTCCTTTTTATCCGGCCAGTCCCGGTGTTGCAGTGCCCATCTTGTAGTCCGCCGGGCCAGCGGTATTTGGGTATGAAAAAAGCACCGTGCATTTTCAGCACGATGCTTTTAACATCAAAAAAGGGGTTACTCCTCGGAGCTCTCCAGATCAGCGTGGTAGGGACACTTGAGGCACCGCTCACGCTGTTCCTCACTCCATGTGATACCATTGGGCAGAATAGAGGGCTTTGCCTCATGGTCTGCCACAAGTACAATTTCCAGGCAAGTGGTCCCATCAACCTGCCCACCCGTAACAGGGCAAAAAACTGTGTTCATCTGAATACCTCCGCAATGGCCTTGGTTGTCGGGTCAAAGTCTTTTTCGGAAAATGCCGTCTTGACTTTCATGGTGTCAGCATCAATATATGCCGCACCGTCAAGAGAATAGCAGTTGATGCTCACACCATCCCAGCGCTTGCGCCGCACGGTGCACTTGGCGGCTCTTACATAGCCCTTGGCATCGTCCAGCGTGCAGCCGTGGCGTGCGGCGTGGGCATCGTTGAAAGTGAGGATGTCCGCATCAATGGTTTCCGGCGGCACACGAACGGTGCCAATCACGCCGGTGGCTTTTACGGCCTTATAGGCCTTGTAGTCAGCCTTGGAGGCCTCCGGCACACGGCCCTTGTAGGAATAGAGCCCAGCCAGGTCTTTGTATTCGGCAGCACGGTCATATTTCAAGGCTTGGAAGTCCTTGAAATAGCGGGGCGCATCCGCACCCAGGCGCTCCTTGTACTTTTCAAACTGGGCCTTGTCAGCGGTTTCATTATAGCTGATTTTCCGCATCTTATCAACAGTTCCTTGACCGTGGAGGGCATCCTGCTGGGCTTTCCATTGGTCATAAGTCATGTTGCCGGGCACCTTGAAGCGCTCACCCGTCACAGCGTCACGGGCATAACGCTCACCCACGCCGTCCATGTCCTCAAAGTAGGGGCAGGTGCAGCACCGGCACCACGGATGAAACGGTGGAGCAGTGAGCCCCACCTGATACTCTGACATCTTGAAAACCTTGCCGTCCAGAGCCGCACACAAGCTGCATGTGTCCTTGTCAAAGGAGGCCACGATTTTGTAGCGCTCCACATCCAGGGCCTTGTAGCAGTCCTTTTGCCCGGCGCTGGAGAAATAGGCGCTTTCCGTCATCACCAGGCGGCCAGCCTTTGCCCTGGACACATCAAACTGCTTGGAGATGGCCGAAATAGCACGGTCCGGGGCCTCGCCCCGGATGACCATTTGCGTGAGCTGGGTGTTGACGCTGTTCACAAGGCTCTGCTTGTTTGTCCAGCACCGATCACGGAAAGTCTGGTTGTCCGTGGTCCAGGGGCGGGAGAGCACCTTGGTGATAGTTTCCTCATTGATGGCCTGCATGGTCCAGCCCACGCCCAGCCCCTTTTGCAGTTCAAAGGCCGTGTGGTAGTAGCTGCCCTCATACATCTTGCGGGCGGCGGCATCCACATAGTCCAGTTGGTTGGAGTATAGGACCTCTGCTTGCTGCTGGAGCTGGAGCTTTAGAGCCTCCAGCCGGGAGATGTGCACCCTGGCGCTGGCGTTCTCAAGCTGTTTCATCCAGGCACCATCAATGGCGTTTTGCCCACCATAGGCGATGTACTCAGCCACGGTCCAGTGAAACTCCTTGAGCTCCTTGGAATTGAGCAGCCGCTTGGCCTCTGCCAGGTCAATCTCATTGTTGGTGGCAAAGCGCTGATACCAGCGGGCCATCTGCCGCTCAATCTCAGCTTGGGCGGCGGCAAACTGCTTTTCAAGGTTTTCCACATAGGAGTAGGACTGGTCCAGCAGCGCATCCTCCATGTTTTTCATGCGCTGGGCCCAGTAGGCGGCATTAGTCTGTCTTGCCATCGCCACCACCCTCATTGTTTACCGGCGGCTGGTTGCGGTTGGCCAGAAAAGCGGCCTGGTAGGGGTCAGCCTGCATGGCCTCCTCTTTCTCATCCTTGATGCGCTGGAGCTCCTGCTCCGGGTCAGTGACCCAGGGGTGCATCTTGACGATGGTTTCATCAGAGAGGATGCCCACGGAGTTCTTGCAGTTGTTGATGGCCTCCGTTTCGTTGATGAGCACATCCCGGTCAAAGATGACCGTGACATCCTCGCCCTCAAAGCTCCTGCCGCCGGTGTTGGCCAGGTGCTTGTTGATAAACCAAAGCAACTCCTCCATGCTGGCCTGAAACTCCATTTCAATGCCGTTGGCATCCAGGTCAATGTCAGAGTACATGCTCTGAATGTTCATTTGGTTTGGGTCACCGCTCATGCGGTCATCTTTGGCGTCATAACCTCTGGCGTTCTCAATGATGGCATCCTTGAGCAGGGCCAGCAGGGTCTTGTAGTTTTCAGCGTTGACGGAGATTTCCAAAGTGTCCACGCCGCCCTCAGCTCCCTCATAGGACCGCACCTTGATGGCACCATAGGTGGCCAAGTTGCGGCGGAATGTGCCCAGGTCCTCACTGTCATAGTTCTTGATGACCAGGATGGTGGTGTGGATGTCCTCCTCCATCTGGTTGGCAAAGTTGCTCAGGATGTTGTTGTAGGCATCCTGGAGGCACTTGACCTTGGAGAGGAGTGGGATTTCATGGTGGGAGCTCTTAAAGCACACCAACGGGATGCGCTCCCAGTTGTAGCCCTCTACTTTGCCGGTTTCATTGTCCTGCCGGGTGATGATATAGGGGCCGGAGTAGGCAAAGCTGTCCGGCTCCAGCACGCCGTCATCCGTGCGGATGAAACAGTCCACACCGCCGCCGTGCATGACCTCTACCTTGACCACATCCTTGGCGTGTTCGGCCTCATCGTATTCCTGCACCACATAGACATGGACAGCAGCGTCCAGGATGGTGTGGTCAGCGTCCGCCCAGAATGGCAGGACCTCATCAGCAGGAAAGCGCCGGAAAGCCAGCTCCCCGTTTTCATAGTAGGGATAGAGCCAGGACTTTCCGCCAATCCATGCGCCCTCACCAACATTGTGCATAGTACGCAGAAAACGGGCCCCGAACAGAGCCCCCAGGGCCTTGGCATACTCCTTGTTTTCGGTGTCAAAGGACAGCGGACGGCCAAAGGAGTAGTTGGTCTTTTGGTCCACCATCTTGGAATAGAGGTTGTTGACCAGCCGGTTGTTGGGCAAGTTCTTGAGCACAATGGGCTTGCCGTCCTCATCCAGCGCCAGGCGTTCCCGGTGGGTCACATCCTGGTAGCCGTCATAGTAGGCCTCACCCTCAAGCTGCTTTTTGCGCTCCGGGCTGGTGAGCCATGCGGTGATTTCAAGCTCCAGAAAGCGCTTGTCCGTCATGCCCCGTTTGAAATTGGTGGCCACACGGCCATTGCAATCATCCCTCAGATTGAGTGTCACCATTGGTTTCTCACCTCACAAACATTTTGCCTGTTTCCAAGCATCATAAAGTTTCGGCCCTTGTATAGCCATCCAGTCCGTCATTTCCTCATTAGAGGCCCAGCCAGACGGTGAGAGGCTATTGATGCTCAGGCCGCTCTCATAAAGAAAAGCGTGGACCAGTTCATGCCTCATGCACTTACGCATGTAGTCATCCAGGCATTTCTTGCTGCCGGGCTCTTTTCGCTCTGCCGCCGTATATTTACGGGCCACGCATAACTTGATGCTGGTGTCACAGTAGCCATCACAATCTGCTGCCTCAAGCTCAGGGTCTTGGGCCCTTGTCCGATATTCCACAGCATATTGCACACCCAACACAGAAACTCGCACAGTAAAACCTCACTTAAAGCTAATCAGATCAGGCGCATAGACACGGTGCACGAAGTAGCGCACATCGTCCATGCTATGGTCATTTTCTTTGATGGGACGGTCCATCTGGGCTTTTTCATCCCAGCGATACATCCCAAACTCACGGATGCAGTCCGTGCAGCAGTCACAGAAAAAGATGTCACCGCTCTGGAGCCGGGTAGCCACATTGCGGATGCCGTCCAGCACGGAGTTGGAGGCCTTTTCTACACGGTAGCGGTCATGGCGGCGGATGACCTCAATGAAAGAGGCCGCCGATGGGTCCACAATGATGGCGGACACATGCAGGCCATCAGCCAGACGCTCCAGCTCCGTGTAGTGCTCCTCATCGGTGCGCTGGCGGCCCTCCTTGCGGCTGTCATAGTAATACTCCCTCATCCTGTACCACTTGCCACCAGCCTTGCCCCAGAGGCCAATGCTGGTGGGGTTGATGGTGCCGTAGTCGCAGGACATCACATACTTTTCATAGGGCCTGGGGACACTGGGCACAACATGAAAGTCCTTGTTGAACATCGTGTAAATAAGCCCCTCCGCCACCACCCACAGGCCCCGGATAAAGCGATCATAGAAAACGCCAGAGTAAAGGCTCTCATACCTTGCCTTGACTGAGGCGGAGAGGCTGAGGTTGTCATCCATGGTGAAATGGAGGTGCAGCATTTTCCGCCTGCTGGCCTCCAGCACCCACTTGGTATAAAACCAATGGCTGGGGCCCTCCGGGTTGCAGTTAAACCACAGCTTGGCCCCCTCAACAGAGCAGCGGGCCGTGGCCTGGTTGACAAAGCTCTCTGGCATCAGGGCCACCTCATCCAGCAGGATGCCTGCCAGTGTGATGCCCTGGATGAGTGCGGCGCTGCTTTCGTCCTTGCCGCCGAACAGGTAAAAGCTGTTACTCTTGCCGTTGGCGCTCACCACGATCTTGTTTTCAGTGCGGTGCTCCTTGAAAGAGAAAACGCCCGCCAGCCAGACGGGCAGATTGCTTGTCACATTGCGGCGCAGGCTCTCAATGGTCTTGCCGCAGATGGCAAAATTGAAGCCATCAAAGCGGGTCATGGCCCACATGATAAAGCCCACCGTCATGGCCACTGTCTTGCCGGAGCGGATGGAGCCGTCACAGATGATGCCGTCATAGACCTCAAAGCCGGGTCTATTCCACCAGGTCATGGCCAGGTTTTGCCGGGTGCTCAATCTCTGGTATTTCATCTGTGCCTATCTCCTCTCTGGTGCTTTGGTCAATGACCTCAAAGATGTTATTCTCTGGGGCCTCGCTGCCACCGTTCTTGCTGTCGAACATGCCCAGGTGCTTGGCCAGCAGCTCCAGGGCCTTGACCTTATCGTGCACCTTGACCTCCGTGCCATATTGCCCCTCCTTGATGGAGGCAATGGCCTTGCGCTTTTCATCCGGCAGCTCAGAGGTGGGGGTGATGCGGACAATGCCATTTTGGTTGACGGTGGCGAAGTCAGCACCGTTGGCAAAGGCGATTGCAGCCAGCTCCTCAAGCACTTTTTCCTGGGTGATTTCCACCCGCTTTTGACGCTTGGCCTGCTGCTTTTGGATTTCGGCAGAAACTTGAGTTTTATTGAGTAGTTCCACGGCTATCCGGGAGGCGCTTTTTTCGCTATATCCGGCACGCTTGGCAGCCGCCGTGGCATTGAGGTCCACAAGGTATTCCTGCACAAATCGCTTTTGCTTTTCAGTCAGCTTTGCCATCTCACCACCCCATCACATAGTAAAAGCCGCCCTCATCGGACGGCTCTAAAAAATCGTTAGAATGAAACAGCGGCAAGGGTCTGGTTTTCAGTATCCGTCACCTTGCCGCTGTTCAACCAAGGAGGTATTGCATCATCTTGAGGCACTACCCGCAGGATATAGTGTACCACAGAAACACCGAACAGAACGAACAAGTTACAGTTGGGGCTCTGTGCCGTCATCCGTTTCCGGCTCCACGGCCTTGATGTACCTGTTGCACATCATCCGCACACCGTCAGCGGTGTTGCTCCCGCCGATACATGCGGCCACTTGCTGCCACGGCAGTCCATTCACAAAGCGATATGTGAAAACCTGCCGGAGGAGGCTGTCCTCAATGGTGGTGATGTACCGCTCCAAACGGTTGCGCTCATAGATGCACTGCTGGAGTTTGGCCTCAATAATGCCCTTGAGGTCCACGATCTCCGCCGCATAGCGGCCAACACGGTCCCCCACGCCGGAGCTCCGGGGCATCCCGGACAGATCTGACGAACAAGACACCGCCCTGGCCTCCAGCTCAAGGAGGCGCTTTTTGTCCATCTCGATCTCCCGGTTAAGGTAGTAAAGCTGGGACAGTTCTTTCAAAGTCACAAATCAGCACCAGCCTCTCCACGCCACACGGGTTTGCAGTTGCCCTCACCAAAAGTGCACTTGACGGCACACACCCGGCAAGGGTCACCACCGGCCATGACAAAGCGCAGGTCCGCCACGGCCTTGTTCAGTTTCGCCTCAGCAAAGCGGGCACGCTCCTGGGCCCTCTCGCAGGCCACCAGCGCATCCGTGGCATCCTGGACGGGGGCAAGCTCCGCATCCAGGGCCGCTGCCTCCTCCGTGATGCTCTTGGAAACATTGTTGACGGTCTGGAGGGCCGTTTCCAGGATGGCGGCGTGCTGTTTCAGCAGTTTAATATTCAGATTATCGCTCATTTTGCGCTCTCCTTTACTCGCTTAATTCTGGCCTTGAGTGCGGACATGACGGCCTCATGGGTGTCCTGGCGATCTCGCACCGTAGCCATGACATCCTCATCCTGGCAGCCCTGCACCACAAGATAGTGGACGAAAACCTTGTCATAGGGGGAGCCCTGCCGGTATAAGCGGCAGTTTCCCTGGTCATTCAGCTCAAAGGACCAGTTGAGGCCGTACCACACCACATGCTGGCCGCCTGCCTGGAGGTTGAGGCCGTAGGCACAGGAGGCCGGATGCACCAGCAGCACATCAACCTCTCCGTTGTTCCAGGCCTCCTCATCCTCCACGGTTTTGTAGACCCTCACCCGGAGGTCCTTGCGGTGCTTTTTCAGCGCCTCCAGGATGCGGTCACGGTCATGCTGGTAGCCGTAGAAAGTCAGGCAGTGCTCTCCGTTCAACTGCTCCAGCAGCTCCAGATAGGCCTCCAGCTTGCAGTCATGGACCGGCACGATGTGGCCATCATTGCTATACACAGCGCCGTTGCACATTTGCAGGAGTTTTCCCACAAGAACGGCAGCAGAGGCGGCGGTGATGACATCCTCGTCCACCTCCAGCAGCAGGTCACGCTCAAACTGGTCATAGGCCCGGCGGGCTTTGGCATCCAGCAGCACCGGCACCTCATGCTGGATGAAGTCCGGCAGCTCCAGGTAGTCCTCCGCTTTCATGGAGATGCAGATGTCAGAAATGGCATCCAACACAGCGCTCTCCGCACCGTCTTTGGCCTTGTAGGAAAAAATCTGTGTGCGGCTCCGCTGGTCAGGGTCAAAATAACGCTCACGGTAGGCGCTCAGGGATTGCCCCAGGCGCTCTCCGCAGTCCAGCAGGTAAACTTGTGCCCACAGGTCAATGAGGCCCTTAGAGGACGGCGTGCCGGTCAGCAGGACCATCCGCTTGATGAAACGCCGCACCCGCCTCATGGCTTTCCAGCGCTTGCTCTGGCTGTTCTTAAAGCTGGTGCTCTCATCAAGCACCACCATGTCAAAGGGCCAGGCCTGTTTGTAGTAGTCCACCAGCCACTCCACATTTTCCCGGTTGATGACATAGATGTCCGCCGGAGTGTTGAGGGCCTTGATGCGCTTGGTGGCGCTGCCCAGCACCACAGAGGTGCGGAGGTGCTGGAGGTGGTCCCACTTGGCGGCCTCCTTGCTCCAGGTGGCCTCTGCTACCTTTTTGGGGGCCACTACCAGGACCTTTTGCACCTGCCAGCGGAAATACTTGAGAATATTGACCGCTGACAGAGTGATGACCGTTTTTCCAAGGCCGGGACGGAGAAACAGCCCAACGGCAGGGTCCTCAACTACACGCTGGATGCAATAGGCCTGGTAGTCATGCGGTACATATTTCATGCGGGGAAAACCTCCCTCAAAAAGTCCTTTACTGCGTCCATCCCAAACAGCACCCGGCAGTCCGCCCCCCGTTTCTCCATCTCACTCCGCTGCCATTTCTGGACTTTGGCCAGCCTGCCCACCTCCGTTTTCAGTTCAACAAAGATGGTCTTGCCGGTGGGGGTGATTATCAGTCGATCAGGCACGCCGGGATTTCCGGGTGACACAAACTTATAGCAGAGGCCACCGTGCTCTTTCACCTTGCGAACAAGGTAGCTCTCAATATAGCTTTCTTTCATGGATTTCCTCCTTTCGGAACAGTGGAACATTCGCGCGTGTATGTAGCGCAAACAGGCGGTTTAGAGAGTTTTATTTTTCTCTATTCTCTCTAAATCCTCTCTTTTACCCTAATATAGAAAATGAATGTTCCAATGTTCCACTTAGCCAAAAAGCCTTGCGGCGCAAGGGTTTTGCCCGGAACATTTGCCGGAACATTGCCCGGAACATGTTCCACCTGCCCGGAACATTGGAACATCTGAAAATCTCAAATGTTCCGGGCAATGTTCCGGGTTAAAGCCGCACCTTTTGAAAGCCCCGTTGCTTGCCGCAGTAGCCAAAGCGCAGGGAGCCTCTGGCCCTTTCCCACAAGGCGCTGGCCTCAATGATGCTGTTGATTTCTGCCGTATCACTGTACCTCATATCCCGCTGCTTGCCGTCCAGAGCCTCACACCAGACCTCCAGGGCACACACACGGTCACGGGGCACCAGCTTGACATCTCCTTGCACAGCGCCGCCCCAGAACATCCGGCGGCGGTCAAGCGGCCAGTTCTGCCAGTCCTCCGGCACCGGGCGCTCCAGAAAGTCCAGTATGATGCCCTCACGGGTGTTGACCTCACGGTGGGCCTCCTGGGCCTCCTTAGCGGCGGCCTCAATTTCCCCTTTGAGGAAAAGCGGCTCTCCCGTCTGCCAGCGGACCATGGCCTCAGCCCAGAGCTGGTCAATTTCTCCGGGCAGATCAGTCCAGACGCTTTTGGCCGCCGGGGCCAGGCCCACATCCACCGGCCAGAAACGCCGGTTGCCGGTGCGGTCCCGCAGGTAGTCAGAGGTGTTGGTGGTGCCGAAGAACACACAGCACCGGGGCAGCTCCTTGACATGGCGGCCATAGGCCGCACGGAAACGGTCGGAGCGCAGGGAGAGAAACTGCTTGATGCACGCCACATCCGTCTTGCGGAAAGCGTCCAGTTCACCGATCTCCACCAGCCAGACCCCCTGCAAAAGCTCAGAGGCCTCCTTGCCCTCAAAGGTGCGGATGCTGTCATTAAACCAGCCCCGGCTCATCTTATCCAGCAGGGTGCTCTTGCCAATGCCCTGGGGCCCAGCCAGGATGAGCATGTTGTCATACTTGCTGCCGGGCACCATGGCACGGGTGACGGCGGCGGTGAAAGCCTTGCGGGTCACCGCTCTGGTATAGGGGCTGTCCTCCGCCCCCAGGTAGTCAATGAAAAGGGTGTCCAAGCGGGGCACGCCGTCCCACTTGAGGCTCTGGAGGTAGTCCTGGACCTCGTTGAAAGCGTGCTGTGTGGTGTGGAGGGAGAGGGCCCCGTCAATCTTGCCGTTGCCGGTGATGTGGTGGACCTTTTCCATGTACCAGTAGAGGCCATTGTTGTCATTGTCATCCCAAAGGCGGCGTTTGGTGGAAGCGTTCCAGGGGAGCGCATCCAGCACCTCACCACGGCCCGCAAACTGGTTGAGGGCAAACTTGCCCTTGAGCAGCGGGTCATTCTCAAGAATAATCCAGACATTATCAATGGTAGCCTTGGGGAGGCCGGTCTGGCTGTTGATCTCCAGCCGGTCCATCCAGTTGGCGGGCTCTGCATCGTTGGTGGCCTCCACGCCCTCAAAGTCCTTGACGGCCTCCTGGTAGCGCTCCTGGCTCATCAGGGCGGACACATCGGGGTCTTGCGTGGCCAGTTCGCACATGGCACGGTAGGAGGGCAGGCGGTTGGTGGGGGTGCCCGGCTGGGCCTCATCGTCCTTGTCACCAAAGCGATGCAGGCGCACCAGGTCAAAGGCGTTTACCAGCTTGCCGCTGCACGGGTCAGTGGCGTGGTGGGAGTAGAGAAACTTGCCGCTGTCATAGATGACAGCGCCGCCGGTGGTGGAGCCGCCCAGGTAGGTGTAGCGGCCCGGCATACTCTCCACCGGCTCATACATGCCGGGGATGAGTTCATCCATGGCACGGTAGATGTCATAGGTGCGGCAGAAAGCGCCCACAACACCGTTTTTGGCCTCCGGGTCACCCTGCTTGACTGCCAGCTTGGTGGGCAGGTTTTGGGAGCCGGGCACCTGGGGCCAGAGGGTGCAGTCACGCCAGTCCTCATACTGGCCCAGCAGGCCCTTGACGGACAGCAGGGGCTTGTCTTTCCACACATAGATGTATTGGCTGTCTGAGCAGCAGCTTGGCCAGTACATCAGACGGGACACCTCAAAAGTGGTGGGGTCACAGAGCTCCAGGCCTATGTACTCCGCCATCTTGCGGGCAATGGGCTCATATTCATCCGCTGAGGCCGTGCGGTCCAGCGGCAGCAGAACACGCAGGCGGGGTGCCGCTGGGCTGTGCTTGCGGGTGGAATAGATGCAATAGCCGCAGCTCAGCCCCTCAACACGGCGCAGGACATCCTCCGTGCCGCCCGGTGGGATGTTGTCCAGGTCCAGCGTGATGACATCACGCCCGGTCACATTGTTGGCCTTTCGGCGGGGGCCTGACAGTGTGCCTGCCATAAAGCCGCCCACATCCTTGAGGTCATCCTGCTGGGCCTTTTTCATATTCAGATATTCTGCCAGGGGCTCAGTGCCTCTGGCGGGGGTCTGGAGCTTTGCCCACAGCTCAGAAATGAGCAGGGTTTGCGCCTGCCAGACCATGGCCCTCCGGCTGCTACCGGCGGAGATGGTTATTTTGCGGTCAAATTGCATGGGTCACACCTCACGGTTTCGGATGTATCAGGGATTGAGAAATGCGGTTGTCAAGCCGCTGGAGCTTGACGGTGCGCTGCTGGGTCACCTCATCACGGATGCTAAACATGAGCTTGAGCTGTTCCAGCATGATCTCAACATCAGCGATCTCCTCAGCGATGTGGGCGGCGTTGTCCTGGCCACGGAGGTTTTTGGAGAGCTCCTTGGTGAGCTCTGCCATCTCCTCCATGCAGACCGTGCACTGGCTGGTCTTGCCATAGACATTCACCGCAAGCTGGCAGATTGCCGTTTCACATTTGGTCATCTAAAAAACCTCCCTGTCTTGCGGTCCCGGAGCTCAATGCGGGCCGTCAGCTCAAAGCCGCTTTCCGCAATGATAAACTTGAGGACCTTGATGAGAGTGTTGACCTTGGCATCCAGCGCCTCATGCCCCTCTGCGGACACTTTCTTGATGGCGTTGTATGCCGTTGGGTCTGCGTAGCCCTCAGCGTTTTCCCAGGGTTTTTGGCTCATTGGCCAGCACCTCCTTTTGCCATTGTTCGACATCTGCACCCAGCTCCTTGAGCTTGAGCCGTTCCGGGTACAGGTCATCCATTTCATAAAAGTCACGCATCCGGCGGTGCTCTGCGGCCATCGCCAGATAGAAGTCATGGAGCCGCTTGACCCCAAAGCCCAGGTGCCGGTGCAGTGTCCAGAGCACCATGCAGTCCACATCCAGAGCCAGCAAGTCATCTTTCTCAAGGCATTGCTGGTTGATTTCGTGCATCATGGCCATCTGCATCTCCGGGGTCATTATGGACTTGCCCAGAGCGGAGAGCTTGATGTTGAGTGTGGGGTCTTTGGGCACCTGCACACCTTGGTGTTGCAGGTTTCGCCGCTCTTTTCTGTTCATGGGGTCACCTCGTTTTGCATATCTCCTCAAATACCACTTGCTTTGGCAGTATACCGTGGCATACATACACGCTGCTGAATGGCGGGTTGAGAGAGGGCTTTTGTTCCTCATAGTCCTTGAAATAGGACACTCTGCGGTTGAAATACATGATTTCAAAATCGTGTGATTTGAACATATCAAAGCGCTTTTGACTTTCAAAAAGGCCCACCACACCTACAAGCATGGCAAAGGGTGTGCCCAGAGAGAAAAGCCGCTCAAGCACTTCACCTTTGAGAGAATAGGGTGGATTGCTGATTATGTAGTCACACTCTGGTGGCTCCGTTTTGAAAAAGTCATATCCAGCAGAAATGTGGGTAGCTATGACTTGATAGCCAAAAAGCCGGAAAGTCTTTACAAACAGGCTTTGCTCCGTGTCAAAGGGGCACCACACGGTTATTGGCCGCTTTGATGACGGGGGGGGGAGATGTCGGAGCAGCGGCGTTATTGCATACGCCGGAGTGTAAAACTCATCATTGCCGCTACTGGCTACATCCGCCACCTTAAAGCCTTTCATTTCGGCCTCCACGGCGGCAGCGCCCGGCGTTCTCATTGGGCTGCCAGTCCTTAACCACAAGGACAGGCTGGCCGGGGCCTTTGTCACAGATGAAGTCACCCTCACCAATGTACTGGCAGCAGTCACACATGCCGGGGTCACACATTCGGGGCTTTTCACTCCTGGGTCTGGGTTTCCGCTTTTTCATAGGGACAGCTCCTTTCTGTCACGATTTCACCGGCGCAGGCCGCATAGCCCGCCAGATCAATAAAGCTGTCAGGGCTGGAGCCGGTGGCGATGCGGGCCACCTTGAGCAGGGCCAGCATAGTGCCGGCATCCTTGGCCGTGATGCCATTGATGGGCATGACCTTGGCATACTCCGGGTGTGCCGCTCTGAGGTAGACACCCCAGAGCAGGCCGATGGTTTCAAAGTTATTTTCCGGCGTGCCATAGTCCTGCTCACGCTCACCGCAGACACAGCAGCGGGCGGCCTCTAAAATCTCAGAGCGTTTCATGGGCGGCCTCCTCAATGTCATCAAAGATGACCGGCACTTGGGAGCGCATCTGGTGGAGCAGCGGGATGGCTACCTCACGCATCTGCGGGTGTGCCGCCGGGGCGGTCCGCAACTTGAAGAAATGCCGCCATTCCCGCAGGTTGGCTGTCATCACCACCTCAGTCTTGAGGCATGTGGGCAGAACAGCACGGGCCTCTTGCGGGGTGCAGCCCCAATTAAGCAGCTCGAAGTAGCGGCGCTCTGCGGTCCAGCAAGCCTCTTTCCAATACTGCCAGCCCTCAGTGCCCTCCACCAAGTAAAAGGGGCGGATGACGGTGATTTCACCGCCAAAGCCCTCCTTGGAATAGTTGCAGTAGCGGGTGCTCTCCTGGCAGTAGGAGGCCATGCGATGCCGGACAATTTCATGGGACACGCCCCGGTCACACACAAACTTGACGGTGATGTCAAAGTGTTCCAGGACGGCCTCATGGCCACGCTTGATGATGCCCGCCACAAACTTGGCGGCGCTGGTGTCGGTGATTTTGTCCTCAGACTTGTAGCAGACCCGCCCGCACAGCTCAATGTGCTGGAGGATGGCCTGGCCATCCAGCGGAGTGAGGATTTCGGTATAGGGGTTAATGATTTTCATGTGTCACGGTCCTCTCTTGCAAAGCGTTCATCCAGTTCAAATACGCCACGGGGCTGGCCTTTGTAAAAGCCTTTCATGGGGCGCTCCAACTGGGCTTGTAGGTGTTTCAGCTTTTCCCAATACTCCGGGAGATACCGGCGGATGTTTCTGAGCTCCTTGAGGTTTTTGTTGCAGCAGCACCAGCAGGAAACACGGTCCAGAATGTCATAGAGCCGGATGGAGCCCTCCAGCCAGAAATATCCGGCGGAGTAGCAATATTGCAGGCAGTCCGCCTCAGTCATGCCAAACTCCGCAAGCGGAAAGAGCTTGTAGGGCTTGCGCTCTTTTTGGAGCCTGGGCGTTTCATCTGCGGCGATGCCCACATAGACCTTTGCGCCCTGGCGCTCCGCATACTGGTCAATGGTCCGCAGCTTGCAGGTGGTGCCCCAGCGGCATAGACCGCCACACCAGCCATACCCACGCCGCTCACGCCCCTTGACGGGACGCTCCAGCATGTCATAGAGAAAAGGGTTGTCCGGGTATAGTGTTGTGTATTTGATGCCGTGCTGCTGGAATATCGGGAGCATATCATCCCGCAGGTCATAGATGGCTTGAAACTCCATCCCGGTGTCGTAAAAGACCACCTCATCCAGCGGCAGACCACGCTCTATGAGCATGAGCACCATGGCCAGGCTGTCCTTGCCAAAGGAGCACGATGCAATGTATTTCATGTGTGCCTCCCACGCCCCGCCTCCGCAAACAGCGGGGGGGGGGCTGATTATTAAGTAGTCACGGGCCCGGCCCATTGTTCCGCCATTGCGGCGGCCACGCCGGGGAAAGTCTTGGCCCTGTTGATAGCATCTTGGCCACGCTTGGCGGCCCCATACTTGCTCTTGTCTTTCCGTCCCGTGCCAGCAGGAACATAGGGGCCTTGCGGCTCCACAATGTCTGTGGGCACCAAAAGGGGCAGTCCGATCAACCACAAGCGGGTCTTTTTAGTGACGGGGTGGCCAAACTGCCAGGGCTGGATTTCTTGGGAATGGGGCGGCATTTGGAAAACCTTGCTTGACACTGGATTTTCAACGGCAATTCTGGGACACTCTGCGGTCAGAAACCTCATAAAAAAGGCCTTGCCCTCCAGCCCTTTTTGGTAGCGCTCCAGGTCAAGCTGCCCCTTTTGAGGATATAGGCGGCAGGCCCCGGCATTGGAAAGATAGGTGCAGGGCGGGAAAGCAATGAGCATGTCCCACCGCCCCAGCACATAATGTGCGGAGCCGTCACAGGTCTTGAAAAAGCAGTAGCCATTGAGCAGAGGGAGCACATCTTGCTGGATATGCCACTCAGGGTGGCCGCCGGAGCATGGGATGAGGTCACAACTATATGCCTCATGGCCCAGCTTTCGCAAAGCTATGGTGACCGCCTGGCTTTCCTCGCAGGCAACAAGGATTTGCATAAAAGCCTCCCTCAGCCCACCACCGCATTGGTAGCGGGGGGGGCTCGTCAGTTATTTAGTCTTTCTTGAAGAATGTGCCCACCCAGCCATCAGCGTTGAGCGGCAGATCAGCGGCCCACGGGATGGGCTGGCGCATGATGTTGACCACCGTGTCCAGCATGGTGTCCTCATCAGCCCATGGGGCAATGTCAATGACCACCTCATCATGGATGTGGAAAATCACCGGCAGGCCAGCGGCCTCAAGGCGTTCAATGGTGTCCGCCAGACAGTCACGGGCAATGGCCTGGACGCAGTTTTCCACCAGCTTGCCGCCGTAGGTTTCGATGCGTTTCCACCGTTTGGTTTTCTGGTCCATGCCCATGTAGGAGATGGAGGGATTGCCCCATTGGTTTTCACCAATGCCGGGGCTCACATAGTAGAGCTTGCGGCCAGAGGGGAGCTGAATGGTGAAACAGTCGGTGCCCTGGTTGTAGTCATACTCACGGGCCAGCAGCAGGCCATTGATGCCCACACTGCCGCCCTGGGTGATGACCTGCACGGCGGCATTGTCCATGGAATACCACAGGTCACGGATGCGCTTGTTGGCCTCACGCCAGCGGCTCACGATGTCCGGCAGGTCCTCCTCCGGGATGCCCATGTCCAAGGCTCCCATGTTGATGAGTGCGCCGGTGCTGCCCTGGTAGCCCAGGGCCAGCTCTGCCACCTTGCCCTTTTGCCGGAGTGCATACTCTGGATTGCCCTTTTTGATGAGCTCAATGGGCACGCCGAACATCTGAGAGGCAGAGGCCTCATAGATTTTTCCGTGGGTGCGGAACACCTCCAGCCGCCATTGCTCACCGGCCAGCCAGGAGATGACACGGGCCTCAATGGCCGAAAAGTCAGCGTCAATGAGGACATGCCCCTCCGGGGCCACAAAGGCGGTGCGGATGAGCTGGCTGAGGGTGTCAGGCACGGAGCCATAGATCAGCCGGAGGGCATCCAGCTTGCGGTGCTCCACCAGCTCACGGGCCAACGGCAGCGGCTCTGTGTAGGTGCGGGGCAAGTTCTGGACCTGCACCAGGCGGCCTGCCCAGCGCCCCGTCCTGTTCGCTCCATAGAATTGGAGCAGCCCACGGACACGGCCATCCGGGCACACAGCGGCCTCAATAGCGTCATACTTTTTGGTGCTGGTCTTGCCCAGCTCTTGGCGTATCTCAAGCATCCGCTGGACCTGGGGGCTGTTGTCCTCCTTGCCCAGCAGGCGGGCCACAGTGTCCTTGCGGAGGTCCGCAAGCTCCTCTCCCATGGCTTCCTGGAGCCATTGCGTGAGCTGTGCCACGCTGTTGGGGTTGTCCAGCTTGGAGATTTTCATGGCCTCCTGGGTGAGGTTTTGGCGGGTCACATTGCCCAGATAGAGGGCACCGCTCACCAGGTCCATGTCCACGGCCACGCCACGGGCATTGATGATGAGGTCCGTTTCCCATTGCTTTTGCACGAAGTCTGGCACGGGGAAAGCAGAGAGCCGCCGCTCAATCTCCATTTCAGTCACAACATCTTGGCGGCAGTATTCTTTGAACAGCTCCCACTTGTCGGTGTCATGCTGGGGCAGGTTGCGGGTGCGGCCTCCATTGGCCTTTGTGGGGGCACAGGGGACGCAGAAATAACGGATGAGCGCCTTGCCGGTGTTTAGCTTGCGCTTGTCCTCAGCAAGCCCCAGGGCCTTGCCAGTGGCATCCAGGCCTGCTGTGTAGCCACAATAGAGGCCGTGGAACATGGTGCAGCGCCATTGGTCCGGCGGCAGGGTGCCCAAAAACTTGGACAGGCAGCCCCACTCAAAGGGGGCGTTGTATGCGTGCTTGATGTACTCCGGGGAGGTGATGGCCTGGACCAGCCACGGGGGGAGGCGTTCCCCCCGTGCCAGGTCAATGATCTCAACAGGCGCACCATCCACACTGTACGCAAAGAGCAGGATTTCAAAGTCCGGGCTGGAGATATACTTTTGCGCCCCGGCCTTAGCAATCGGCACGCTTGAATAGGTTTCAAGGTCAATGCTGAGATGGTGCATGATGTCCTCCAATTACATGGGCTGGCCGGTGATGGGATTGATGCCGCCGGTGGTGGCCCAAGGCACCTGAGCGGCAGGGGCAGCGGGAGCCGCAGGCTGGACACCGTAGGCACCGGGGGTTGCGGGCATCGCCGCACCGTAGGCGGGAGTGGCCGCAGGAGTGCCGCCCAGCCCGGCGAAGTCAGAGGCAGCGGAGGCCTGGCCGCTCAGGGGCTCCCCGTCACGGGTCTTGAGAACATTGCCCAGACCGCAGCCAATGCCCTTGTTGCCGCTGTTGGAGTAGCCGAAGAAACGGACGGTGACACGGCCATACATGCCGCTGTAAATGTCCGCCGGGGACAGTTCGCAGTTGATGTTGTCGATGCCCACCACCTGGGGCTTGTTCTTGGTGGAGGCGGTCATCACCCAATGGCCCTTGCACTCATCACCAAAGGGCACACCGGAGGGCCGCACGCCGTCACCATCGTAGATGGGCACCTTGAGCATGGGCGGGCGGGCACCGTTCCACACCTTGGCCAGGGCCTCATTGGCGGCGGCCTGGATGGCAGCGTCAATGTCAGCCTTGGTGGCGGCATCACTCTTGGGGATGAGCAGGGTGACGGAATACTTGGGCTCACCGCCCTGCTGGGCAGCTCTGGGGGTGGTCAGGTTGGCATAGGAGAGGCGGACCTCACCAGTCAGGACTTTCATGGCATCATTCTGATACATAATCTTTTGATCTCCTTTACAGTTAAATTACACTTTGGTGTTTGCATCAGGCTGGGCATCGGCCCAGCAGGTTTGAAGTTTCACCCAGCGCTCATGCCAGGCTTTGGTCCGCTTTACGGCAGCGGTCAGCCGGTTGTTTTCCCGGAGCTTTTGGCGGTCCTCTTTGAGGCGGCTTTTCTTATTGAACACATTGCGCCAGCCGTTCTGATACTCAATGCTGGCCTGTTTCCAGGCCTCTTTGCTTTCAATCACGGCGGCATCCAGGTAGAGGGTCATCTGACGGATGGCTCCCTCATTGCTCCACGGGTCCGCCAGGAGTAGCTTGAAAACCTTGCGGATGTTGGAGAGGGGCATGTCCTCCAGCCGGTCAAAATAGATGTCTGCGTGGTAGTCCCCGGTGTTGATGGTGATGAGCTTGGTGGGGTCTGTGTACTGCGTGCAGCTCTCGCAGACCTCCGGGTCACGGATGACAGCCATACTGCCGCAAGCGTGCTTGCAAAAACGGCCCACGGGGTAGCCCTTTTCCTCATCATCCAGCGGGATGGGAGGTTGCCAAGGGGCAGAATGGGCGCAGGTCTGATACTTACTCACTGGCGGTCACCCCGGCAAAGTCAGCAGCGGCGGGGTTGTAGGCCTCACGCTTGTCCGTGCTGAGGGCCAGCGTGGGCTTGCCCAGGGGCTTGGTCACATAGCCACCGATTTTTTCAGCAAACTCCGCCTTGCCCATCAGTTTCTCCATCTCAGAGAGCGTCTTGGGCTTGCGGTCATAGAGCAGGGCCTCATCATATCCGGCGGCAATGGCAGCTTGGATGGCGGCATCCTGGTCTGTAAAGGTGCGGATGCTC